TGGGAGATATTTGTCTTTCTAGCAAATCTGATTTGTGTAACTGTAAAAATCTTGCTTGATTTAGATTAAAAGGATTTTCATCTATTAGTCTCTCTAATACCATTTCATCAGGTTCAGGGATATTAGGGTTTTCTAAAGACATTAATTGTTCATTAATCATTAATTGTCCTCTAAAAAGCCATACATTACCATAAATTCCATTTTCATCATGTTTTTCTAAACTTTTTGAAATAATTTCCTTTAAAGTCACTTTTTCATCTCCTGTAATTTCAGGGAATAATTTGTATAATTTTTTAGGACCTAAGCCTTTAACTCCAGGTAAATTATCTGAACTATCACCCATTAGCACTTTGTAGTTAATGAAGTTTTGAGGCCATAACCCATACTCATCAAATACCTCTTTAGGACCATAGAATTTTTTCTTAATTGGGGAATATACTTGTACAGTATCACTACACAATTGCAAGAAATCTTGATCTGCTGACATTATAATTGACGAATCAAATCTAGGAGCTAGGTAACCAATTAAATCATCTGCCTCTAATTTATCTCTAGTTATAATACTGATTGGTAATGTTTTCAGATAATCAACTAATCTTAACATTTGTTGTGATAATGAAGCAGATTCATCTGCTAAATCATCAAATGAAGACCAATTTGTTACTCTTTTTAATTTACGATTACCTTTATAATCAGCATATAAATGTTTTCTATTAGTAGTATTCCCTTCACCATCAAAAACACATATTACTCTAGTGGGTTGTACTAAATTAACTACATAAGCTAATGATCTTAAAAACCCAATCATACCCCCAACGTGTGTTCCTTGTGTATTTGTACTATTAATAACAGCGAATGATCTCAGGAAAGTATTCATACTATCCACCAATAAGACCCTACTATTTAAATGTAGGGCCTCACTAGTTGAATCTTCTTTTATATTGTTTAAAAGATCTTTATAATCCATAATTAAATTTCGGATGTGTCCACTCCTAAAAAGTCAAGATTTTCTTCTTCAACGATATCAAAATCATCGCTTCCTAAAATGCTAGCCCAGTTTTTAGAGTGTTCTTTTTTATATTTGTTTATCTCATTAGGTGAATTCTTAATAAACCCGTGAGCAGTACTTACAATAGTACCTTTAGCTGTTACTCCTGTTACGTGATTTTTATCACAAGAAATTTTAGTTTTTAAAGCGAATTCAATTTCTTTACCGTTTTTAGTAGCTTTTACTTTTTGAGTACCAGGACTAGTTACGTTACCAAAGGTAATAATGAATGAGGCATCAAAAAACATACTATCACCGCCTTTATTCCGTAGTTTAGGCTGAGCCATCGGCATAAGTGCAGGTTCAACCCATACTTTGTTTACACAAAGCATTGTGTTAGTGTATGCTTGTGACTCTTTACGAGACATAATCAATCTTTGATTGATAAAGTTAGCAAACTGTTGAGACATTGCACCTGCATTCCACATTGGTGAATTAGTATTCTTGTCTATAGACATCTGACATGGAATTGATCCAATTGAGTCCCATAAGAATAATAAGTCATATGGTAAGTTACCTTTCTTTTGCTCGTCTAGTAAATCAGCAATAAATGCAGCTACATCTTCAATAGATTGTAATGATTCTCTATCAGCATAAATGAAGAAACCTTTATAGTCTTTATTTCCTTCTTCATCAACGGTTTCACCTAGATCAAATCCCATTGCAGACCAGTGTTCCCAACTATGTTTCATCTCAGTGATGATAATAACGGGTAGTACATTAGTTTTTTGTGCTTCAATTGCAGCCTCAATTAATAATGTAGTTTTACCTGTATTACTGTGACCTCTAACTAAAGTGATATGTCCTTTAGGAATACCAGGCATTTCTAGCATTTCAGCTACAGGTTCAGTAAATTTAATCCACGCTTGTGGTTTAAAATTAGATGAACTTTGTCCTAGATTTTTACCTTTTTTGAACTTATCAAGTGAGAAAGTCCCAGTAACTGCCTTTCCGACTTTGCCGGAAAGGCTTTCTGTTTTTTTACCGGCCATAAATTAATTAGTTATCACCAAATAAGTCATCAAACTCATCAGCGGTTGGGATTTCTTTTTTAACTGGGAATGCTTTACCCGCAGCTGGTTTTTTAGTATCTAATTCAAATTTAGATTCTGCTGGAGCAGATGGTTCAAAATCCGTAGCCGGACCATCCATAATGCTTCCTTCTTCTTTAGCTTCTTCTTCTGGGTTTAACCATTCAGCTAAGAATTGTTTAATTTCTTCAAAAGTGTAACGTTTTGAGAATGAAACTGGGTCTGGTTGTGTTTCCAACCATTTTTCTAAAACATCATTATCACTAGTTAATGGTGTAGTTTTTAAGGCAGGCATGATACGAGATTTGTTGTACTCAGTTCCTGTGGTTTCAGGTCCTACTGTTTCAATTTTCATATCTCTACCTTCCATGATATCAGTAAAATCTCCGATATCTTCATCAGCAGCTAATGATAGTAATGATTGATAAATTTCCTTACCAAATTCCCATAAACGTACTCCTTTGTCTTCTTCACCTCTAACGATAACAGGGGCAAAAACTCTCATTTTAGGTTCAAGTTTTTTAGCTAGTTTCCAGTTTTCAGGTTCTTTAGTTTTACGAAGTTCTTTAGAAAATTCGATAATTGGGTCTTTTTCACCAAAATTTGAAGGTGAAATAATGGTTCTTTTTCCGATTCCATAATGAAAATACAATTCTCTAAATGGATTTTCGGGGTTGTACTTTGAGGGAACAAACCTTACTAAGGCTTTTCCAACTGTGGGTTTCCAAAAGCTTAATGCTTTTTCATTGTTTTTCATGCCACCTCCTTTAGGTGCGGATAGGGCATTTAACTTGTTTTGAATCAAGTCTAAATTCATAACTTTTTAAATTTAAATGTTAAAACTAATTTATGTGACCGTAAATATAATAAAGATAATTCAGGCAGCCAAATATTTTTATAAAGTAATTATTCTGTAAATTTTTGTATCTAATTTTTTCAAATCACCTGAATGTGTTAGTAATATACAGTTTTGGTAATCTTTCCAATTTACTGTAAATGAAGTATCCAATACTCCACCATTTAATGATTTGATTAAATCGTTCAAAGCATTAATAGTGTAAAGGGTATTTGATTCTTTTTTTCTGTGTAATAGAATTGTATTGTTTAACAATCCATTAGACATATTGTTATGATCTATGTTATAGGTGCAAACGTATTCCTCTGTTGAGGCAATGTATAGGACAAATATCTTATTAAATAAGATTTTGTATTGGGATTGTATAGTGGATAAAGTAGTCTCCAAGTCGTTTTTACTTGAAAACGTACAAAATAATTTGTTATTCATATTATTATAGTCTAATGAAAGATTCTCATTATCTATAAATATGTTGAAATCATTGATAATTGTGTATGTTTTATCCATTTTATAACTGTTTGATAGTATTCTTTGTTAACTGAATCGGCATAGGTGTTTTTCTTTTTTCTGTTGTATTCTCTTGAGGTGATTTGAAGGTTTCTTAAATCCCATATTATACTTATAGGGGTTTCTGGTATAAACCAACTAATTGGAATTTTGTGGTCTAAGTCTTGGTTTTCTTCTATTACTCCTAATTTTTCTATAAATTCCTTATAAGTGTACCCTAATAAATCTTCAGTTTTTTTATTTTTTGTTTCTCTTTTTAAAAAATGATTAATCTGCATTTTTAAACTTTCTATAGTTTTAAAAGAGAGATCATTTTTTCTTCTTTGTTTAGTATAAGAATTTTGATATTTTCTATATGAATCTTTGTTATCTAATACCCATTGTTTAATATAATTTTTTTGTTTTTCTTTAATAAAATCTTGTTCTCTATATTTTTTTAACTTAGGTAAAATGTTTTCTTTATTTGAGTTGTAATAAGAATTAGTTTGGTTTTTGATATATTCACTTTTAAGTAAATATCTATTTTTATTATTTTCACTAGTGCATTTTTTACACCATATATGTAAACCATCAGATTTTGTTTTATTTTTAGCAAATAAAATTACATCTTGTTCTATATTACACTTTTTACAAATTTTCATATCTATATTATTTACAATAAATATGTAAAGGGTGCAAAAGAATTTATACTTTGCTTAAATTGTTGTAATCTGTTCCATAACTCGCATTTACTTTAAATCCGAATTCACTCTCTAATAAATTCTTTATCTCTCTTAATACCTCCTTCCCATCATCTCTGCTATAATCCACTAAAATCGAATCATACGTGTAAAGTATAATATTACTTTTCTTGTTTTCCAAGTACCTTAACACATTTCTTATAGATATTACGTTATAAAAAGTTTCTCCTGATTGTATAATGTAATTTAATAGTTTTTGAGGTGTAATGTTTTCAATATTTTTCGCAAATAATTTTCTCC